GCCGTCGATGGCGCAGAACGTCAGAGACGGCGTCCAGCGGGGCTATATGCTGGAGTTTCCCGACAACGGCACCCTGCAGATACCCGCCGAGGCGGACGTTAAGCTGGGCGTCGGGTACGGCGCGGGCGGCACGGAGTTTACCGGCACGCTGGCGGCTGGCGGCGGCGGGGTGCCTCTGATCGGGCCGGGAGGGCTGGTAGGGTGATATATCTCGGCGACTTCGCGGCAGACACGGCGCAGGTAGACTTTTCCTTCAACACGAGGACGGCGGCAGGCGCGCCCGTCGCGCTCGAGGGCGGCAGGCTGGCCGTCTACAAAGACGACGCAACTACCGAGCTTGTGCTTGTTGCTGTCTGCGACCTCGCGGCGGTCGCGACCGGGCAGTATAACGTCACTGTCTACGTCACGCAGTCGGGCAGCCGCCCGTTCGTGGCCGGGTCCGATTACAAGGTCGTGCTGTCGGCGGGCACCGTGGACGGCACGTCAGTCGCGGGGACGGTGCTGGCGCAGTTCAGCATCGAGAACAGATACACGGGCGCCAGCGTTGCGGGGAATGGTGCTGTCGAATGGCAATACAGCCTTACAGAAGAAGGTTCTTCTGACCCTATCCCCGACTGTCGCGTGTGGGTCACGAGTGACGAAGAGGGTCGCGTTGTCATTGGCGGGCCGCTCTATACGAATGCCGCTGGAAGCTGCACGTTCCACCTGGACGAAGGCACTGTCTATGTCTGGTGTATGAAGGCGGGATATCTGTTTGCGAACCCTGACGAGGAGACGGTGGCCGCGGAATGAGCAGGCTTACTGAAGCATGGGGCGCCCTTACTGGCCGATTGAGCGCCGGCAGCGTTGTTCCGCAGGCTGGCGGCGTAGTAGCGGAGCTTGCCCGAATGCGGGAATCGTCTGACGCGCTCACGAGCCTTATAGAAGAAGACCGCGAGTGGCAGCGGATAGGGAGCATTGACCCGGCGTCAGAGTTGTCCCCGCGCCAGCTTGACGTCGAGCTTCAGCTTGCGCAGCATTTCGCGGAGAACTCGCCCGTTGCGCGGAAGCTGATTGACTCATTGGCTTCTCATATCGTTGGCGGGTCTATCTCCTACGACAGTGACAACGCCCAGCTCGACAACCTGCTGTCGCAGTTCTGGACAGACCCAACGAACGAGATGGACAGCTATCTGCCCAAGCTCTGCCGTGAGTGGCTGGTGTACGGAGAACTGTTTCTGCCCGTATTTGTATCGGAGCAGCAGGGACTGATGCGGCTAGGGTATCTGCACCCTCGCAACATCAAGGCTGTCCGGTTTGACCCTGATAACAGCCGTGTTGCCCTGACCGTGACTGAGGCGCGGCACGGGCTTGACGACAGGACGTGGACGGTCATTGGCCCAGACACAACGGTGGAGCAGGTTGCCGCAGGGCAGAACATGCTGCTCTACTATCCCTACCAGTGGCGTGCTGCTGGCAGGGGGCGTCCGGTGCTTGCCCCGGCGTTCTACTGGATACAGAAGGCAGAACGCTGGCTGTCCGAGCGGATGATGAGGGCTACTTTTGCGAACGCATGGAGCTGGGACCTAACGCTCAAGAACGCAACCGGTGAGATGGTTCGGGAGCAGAGCGCGGCGTTAGAGGCCGGGGGGATGCCTCACGGCGGAACCTACGTCCACAACGATGCCGCGGAACTCAAGGCCGTGTCCCCCACCCTGGGTGCAAGCGACGCAATAGACGACTTCCACGCGCTTCTGAAATACATCGGGCACACGGCCAGCCTTCCCGCGCACTGGATTGGGGCTGAGGCTGACGTAAATCGCACGACGGCGGAGTCGAGCAGCAGTCCGACAATCAAGTTCCTTGAGGGGCTTCAGGCCGAGTTCGGTGCGCGGATTATGCACATGCTGACGTTGCAGCGCGACCTGTTCGTTGCAGCAGGGGCGTGGGTGCCTTCCGGTGAGGACGTCGGCAAGATAACGCTGACGTTGCCGGACCTTACCCCGCAGAACAACGACCTTCTCGGGAATGCGGTTGCGAAGCTCGTTCCCGCGACAATCGCCGCCGTACACAGCGGACTGATGGACGTGACCACGGCACGACGGCTTATCTACCAGGTTTCCGGTATGCCCATGCCCGACAACATCGAGGAACTGGTTGAGGAGCAGAAGCGAGACGACGCTATCATGGCGGCTTACTTCCTGTCGCAGCAGGGCGGTCAGAACAAGCCGGAGGAAGACGCCAGCGAGCCCGAGGATGCGGAGGAAACGGAATGATTGACAACGAACGCGAAGCGCCGCAGATGGCGCGCATCAACGAGACTGTTGCGTTGGAGGGGCTTGCGGCTGATGATGGCATTCTGGCGGGCGCCACGCTGATAAGGGCGGGCACCTCCAAGAACCGCACGCACTACCACGAGGGCTTGCTGGCGGCAAGCGCGAGCGCCTTCGAGGGGCTTCCTGCCTACTTCGGGCATCAGATAGCGCCCGGGGGGCGAACCGACGTGGGCGGCAAGAGCGACCCGCGGAACATCGCGGGGACGTGGACGAACGTCAGATATGAGTCTAACGCACTCAAAGCTGACATGCGGCTTTTGCCCGCGACACGCGAGGTTATCGAAGCGGCGCGTGCCACGGGCGACCTTATAGGGCTGTCCATTGACATGGCAGCAGAGTTTAGGGTGAAGCGTCAGAACGGCGAACTCGTGCGCGAGGTCATGTCGTTTCGCAGAGACCCTATGAACAGTGTTGACGTAGTGGTCAACCCCGCCGCCGGAGGGCGGCTATTCGAGAGCGTCACCGACTCCTGGTGGACGCAGTACGAGGAGCAAACTATGGCAGACGATATCAGGGACGCCGAGACGGTCGTGCAGACCCAGCAAGAGACTGCGCCCACCACGGCTCCCCCCATTGACAACAAGGCGATGGAGAGCGAGCTTGAGAAGGCCCGGTCTCTGCGCGAGCAGGCGGCGATTGAGCTTGCCGGCATCCAGCTTGAGCGGCGGCTTACGGAGGCGCGGCTTCCTGCGGATTTTGACGCGCTCGTGCGCAAGGACTTCGCGGGCCGGGCGTTCGAGATGGCCGAACTGGAGACTCGGATTACCGAGACCAAGGCGGCGATTGACAGGCTCACTGAGAGCGGTAAGGTTCGCGAGAACGGCGGTCAGGTTGAGGTTGGCCGCGAGGACTGGGACAAGCGGGGCGACGCCCTGCTCGGGCTTTTCACGGGACAGAAAGAGAACGACGTTCAGCCGTTCCGCAGCTTCAAGGAAGCCTACTTCAAGTGCAACCCCGGCAAGGACTACCTGACGAGCGGGTTCGAGATTCTGGCTGACACGCAGATTCGCGGCTACGACTCGGCGCGGGAGACCCTGCTGACGAGCGACTGGGCGAGCATCTTCGCCAGCACGATGCACAGGGCTGTCATCCGCGAGTTCAACTCGGGTTCGGATCAGCACTGGCGCGCTCTTGCGAGCGATATCACCAGTATCAGCGACTTCCGGACGAACTACCGGCTGCATCAGGGCGGCTTCGGGGTTCTCTCGACGGTGGCTGAGAACGGGACGTATCAGGAACTCGCGAACCCCGGGGACGACGCCGAGAGCTACGCGATTTCCAAGCGCGGCAACCTGTATGAGATTACGCTGGAGTCCATCGCCAATGACGACGTTGGCGCGATCCGGCGCATCCCGCGCGACATGGGCAAGGCGGCGCGCATCACCCTGAACCGCGACATCCTGGCCCCGATTGACCAGGCTGCGGCTGGATTCAACCCGACAATGGGTGACGGCACGAAACTGTTCCACACAAACAGCGCTCTGCGCGGCGGCGACGCTGCAACGGGCGCGTCCGGGAACCTGGCAACCACCGCGCTGTCGGCGGCGCAACTCGACGTGCGCCGCATCAACATGCTCAAGCGGGCGACGTACGGGAACACGGTGTCCAGTGTGAAGATGGACCCCGGCGCAATCGTGCCGAAGATCATCATCGTTTCCCCGACCCTCCAGCAGACCGCGTGGAAGCTCGCGGAGTCGGAGGTGAGCGTTACCGGCGGCAACGCCGGGCAGAACAACTCCACGGAGCCGAACTTCTTCCGGCAGTTCGGTTACGACGTTCTGTGCGTTGAGTGGTTCACGGATACGAACTCCTGGGCTCTCGTTGCTGACCCCCGCAGCGCTCCAACGCTTGAGGTGGGTTTCTACCAGGGACGGCAGGAGCCGGACATCTTCACCCGTGACGAGTTCACGAAGGATGCCCTGACCTACAAGATCAGGTTCATCTACGGCTTCGTGTACCTCGAGCCCCTGGCTTGGGACTACTCGGACGTAGCCAACTAACACGGCCCGTTCCTTGCCCCGGGGGGGCTCTCCCCCCCGGGGCAACCTTATGAGGTGATCTATGGCTAAACAGCAACTCTATTCGATACCGGGGCTTCACCAGGCAACGACGCAGACGAAGGTCGGCGGACACGCCACGGAGTCCACCGCGACATACGGAATCTGGAAGGCGCCCTGCGACTGCGAGATCGTGAACATCTATCAGTTCTTCGACTCGACAATCACGGGAGCCGACAGTAACTCCCGAACGCTGTCGTTCATTGATGGCGGAACTGACGGGGCGGGGACGGCCACGTTGACGGGGTCGAGCAAGGCGTACACGTCTGGCATAAACGCCGCCGTGACTGCCCCCGTGGACATGAGCCCGACCACTCCCTACAAGCTCGATGAGGGCGACATCCTGGTCTACTCTAACGCGAAGGTCGGCTCGGGCCTTGGGGCAGTTGTGCCGCGCAGCGTTGTCCAGATTGCGTTCAAGGCGGTCTAGCAATGGCAAAACAGCAACTCTACAGTGTGCCAGGCCTTCATAGCGCAACGACCTATACCCCCGGCACCGCTGCGTCCGATACGGCAACGGCGACGTTCGGGGTCTGGCGGGCGCCCGTGACCTGCAAGGTCGAGTCAATCGCAGTGCAGTTCGAAGGGGCGCTGACGGGCAGGGCAACGAACTTCCGCACGTTCTCGTTCATTGACGGCAGCGACGATGGGTCGGGCACGGCTGTCATCGCTGCGGTGACAGCAAACACGGCCACGGTCACGACGTCTCCGTTGTTTCCGTTGGACGTGAGCCCGGCAACGCCGTACACGCTCGACGAGGGCGACATCCTTCAGTTCTCGAACGCTCTGACAGGGAACGGGCTTGCGGTGCCTGTTCCCTGCGGGACGGTGACGATAGGCTTCAGACCGGTCTGAGGAAGTGCGGGCGCGGGATCGGGCTGGTCCGCTTCACTGTCCCTTCTTCCCGCGCCTGCTCCTGATATATGGCAAAAGACAGCACGGATAAGCTTGCCGCGGAGTTCCGCTCACGGATTGACGATGTGAGCGATGATGAACTCCGCGACATGGCGTTCCTGCTGATGGCCACGGAGACTGACGTTGTGCAGCGGCTTGCCGCGATTCGGGCGGGGTTCACCCGCCAGGGCCTTGAGCGTCTGATATCAGAGATACAGTCGGAGAGCCTGCGACTGGGGCGGCAGTTGCGGGGTGTTGGCGAGACGTACACCGGACGTCATGCTGACGTTGGCGCGGATATGGCGACCGAGATAGCGGAGCGCGCTGGCGTCAAGAACGCGGCGATACGGCTTGGGCAGCCCCTGCCCGGCGGAACTTTGAGTGCGTTGGCTGACTACAAAGGCGAACTGCTTACGAAGGGCATCACCGAGCGCGTCCGAGCTGAGATTGTGAGCGCTCTGCGGCTTGGTTTCATGACAGGCAAGACGCCCTACGAGATTATGCAGCAGGTTGCCAAGCAGCCCTATTCTCCTCTGTCCTTTGGGAGCAAGATCGGGCGGGCTGAAGTGATAGTCCGGACCGAGGGCGGAAGGGTTGCCGCTAAGGCGCACTTCGAGCGTTCAAAGGACTACGAAGACTTCAATGCGAAGGTTGCGCGCGATTCTGGACGCACGCCCGAAGTCTGGCTGAAGAAGTGGCTGTCGGCGCAGGACACGCGTGTCCGCCCGACGCACGTCATAGCCCACGGTGGCCCGGCGATTCCGCTGTCCGAAGACTTCATTGTCGGTGGCGAAGCCTGCTCCCATCCGCACGACCCCAGGTTGAGCGCGAAGGAAGCAGTGAACTGCAGGTGCATCGCAATAACAATCCCGCCCGGCGGGTAGCAAGGAAGCGGCTTGCAACAGATAGAGAAGATACTTGAGCGAACGGTCGGATCCACGCCGGCAATGCTTGCTAAAGGCGATACGTTCGTCGTGTCACTTTTGTGCGCGGCGCGCAGGACGGTCATCGAGGTTGGCGCCTATCAGGGCGCATTGACACGGCTGTTCTGCCACATGGCGGAACGTGTCTACAGTGTAGACCATTTCAAGGGCGACGCGGACGCGGGCTTCTACGACGAGGCCGCTGTGCAGACAGCCTATATGCGGCACAATGCTGACAGTATCGCATCAGGGCGGCTGACCGTGCTGGCGATGGATTCGATAGAGGCGGCGCACACCCTGTCTGAAAGCGGCGTGACGGCTGATCTGATATGGATTGACGCCGCGCACGATTACGACCACGTAAGGGCCGACATTACAGCTTACAGGCCGCTCTTGGCTAAAGGGGGCGTAATCTGTGGACACGATGCCATGCCGGGCAAGTTTGACGGGTTGATACGTGCGGTAGACGAGCTTCTGCCCGGGGCGATTATGGTCCCCCCGCAGGTCTGGGTCTGGTGGCCCGAAATGCAAGGAGCGGGGGGGCAGTCGTGAAGAAGCTCCTGCTAACGATTGTCATTGGCGAAGAGGCTGAGTATCTTGCGGCCGCGACGCTCCCGTCCAAGGAAGCGTATGCGGAGCGTATCGGCGCTGACCTGAAGGTCATCAGGGAGCGCACAGGGATGTGGCACCCATCGTGGGAAAAGCTCCGGCTCTATGAACTTCTCGGGCGGGATTACGACCGGGCAATCTATCTGGACAACGATTGCCTCGTGCGCCCCGACTGTCCAGACCTGTTTGAGATTGTCCCGGAGTCTGCCTTCGGGGCGTTCAACGAGGGCCAATGCCTCGAGCGCACCGGCGCGATGCAGAAGGGCTTTCAGGACTATGGCTGCCCGGGGCTACAGAAGTATTGGGACGGCTCTTACTTCAATGCCGGCGTCATGGTTGTCAGCCGGCGGCACCGGCAGTTGTTCGCGGAGCCTGCTGTTCGTCATGACAACTTCTACGAACAGACGTTCCTGAACATTGGTATCATTCATCACCGTCTTGATACCTATGACATAGGGCACGAGTTCAACTTCATGGGGAGCCTTGTTCCGTTGACGGGGCTCCCGATAGAGGCGGGGTATATCGCGCACCTTGCGGGCAACCCCGCGCATGCGGCGCGGCATATCGCTGATGGCATCCTTGTGAACTGGGAACGCGCGGCGCCGCACTACCAGTTTCGCAGGCATATCTGGCTGGACGTAGGCGGTGGGCTCGGGGACGTGATTGACGCCGAGCCGGTGCTGCGCTACCTGAAGGAGCAGGTGTTCCCGGGGGCAAACGTACGGGTAACGACCCGGTGGCCCCGCCCGTTGATGGGGCACGCGGACGTTCCCGTTGAGTGGGGCGACGACAATCCGTTCGAGGGGTCGTATGCTCTGAAGCTGATGACCAAGCCCCCGGCGAGTGACGCTGTGTGGCATACGCTGACGCAGGTATCGTCGCAGGGGACGGACTGGGCCAGCATCTCAGCGTTGCGCAGGCAGTTGCCGTTGAAGGACAGGGAGATCCGGCTTACAGTCTTCGAGTCTGACGAGCAGGAGATTGCAGACCTTGCCGGGGACTGGCCGCTCGAGGAATCGGTGTTGGTGCATCCCGGACGGACGTGGGCGAGCAGGACGTTTCCCGAGGACTGGTGGCAGGCGATTATAGACCGGATATCCCTTGAGGCTCCGGTGGTACTGTGCGGCTACAACAGAGAGCCGCACGGGGTTTTGCCGGTGACGGCCGGGGCGAATGTTCTCGACCTGCGAGACAGGACAAGCACGGGCGCCCTGTTTGCGCTGGTAAAGAACTGTCCAGTTCTGTTGTCCAACGACTCGGGGCCGGTTCACGCGGCAGGCGCGTTTGAGAACGCGGTTGTCCTGATACCTTCGGCGCGGCATCCCGACTTAGTGCTACCATGGCGCCACGGCAGTCCTTACTGGAAGGCGGCGGCTCTATACAAGAAGCTGACGATAGACGAGGTGATTGGGAAACCGTGCCTGTGCCGTCCGGCAAGCGCGACAGCGTTGCCAGAAGGCTCGTGGGCGGAATACCTGCCAGATCAGGAACAGGTTATTGCTCAGGTCTTGGCCTTTCTAGGCGAAAGATAGTGGAGATTCAGCATTGAGTGGAACTGGAACAGGGACACCGGTATCAGTAGGCTGGCTGGACG